ATCTGAATCTACATGGATAAACCCACCCTCTTTACTCAAACCAATTCTTACAAATCCTGCTTCTGCTAGTCCACTTACAATCAATGCTCTCTGATAACTATCTTTACATTCTATATCACAAGCTATTCCTTTTATATGTGAACTGGAAGGATTTTTTATTGACAGGGGGTGATTTGGACACCTGTACCCTGATGTTATTTTATATTTAATATTACTAAAAGACCTAGCTCTATCTAAATCTTCTATAAAATCTAAGTCCATTAAGTTAGTCTTACAACCACACTTACAAGTAAACTCACTTTTTTTAAAGTAGCTAAATGTCATTATTTACCTTGCCCTCTTTTTGGTTTTTTATAACCATTTTGACTTTTACTAGAATTTTTAGAATGTACTCCTTTACGTTTCTTAGTCTTAGTCTTTCTAAAAGTAAAAACTATTTTAGCCATATTAAGCTGTTACTGCAATAAATTCTACATCACAAGCTGCTGTATTTGCTTGTGCAGCAACTAAAGTAATATCTGCTAAAGCACCAAAACTTGTGCCTGTTACTGCATCCATTTCATTATTCATTAATAATAATGATTCTCCTGCTGCTAATTTAAACCAGAAACTATCTGCACCATTATATAATCTTAATGTTACAAAATTTGTATCATCTAAATTAGTTACTCTAAAATAAGCATAATCAGTTTTAACTCCTGTTCCTGCATCATCTGCAGTAGACCAGTTAAATAAAGTCTTTTCGGAAGTAGCAACACTCATTATTCTTTGATCTACCTGTCCTTTAGATGTAAATGTTTTCTCTACAGTATTACCATATACCACACCATTTAAAGTGTATGATTCTACTACTGTTACTGTTAAGTTTGCTGCTGTTACTGTACTTGCCATATTATTTTCTTGTTTTTGTAAATTTATAAATTGAGAACCCTATTGCCATTAATAAAGAAACTGTTGTTAGTATTTCATTAAATGATGCTAACGATATTCCTATTGCTCCTGCATTCGCCATTCCCACCTGTATCGTATCTTCAATTGTATCTTTCATTGTATTTTTGTTATTAATTGTCATATCCTACTTCTACACTTACTTTAAAATATGTTGTTGCTGCTGTTGATGCTTTTACCATTAGAAATAATACATCTCCTGCTGCTAAACTTGTTTCTGGAGTTAAGTTTCTAGTTGTTTGTAAATTATCGTTACTTGATTGTCCTGTTATTGACAATTCATTTAATTTTACTGGATCAATAGCACCAGTATTTCCTGCTACAAATGTCATCTTACATAAAGCTACTGTTATAGTAGCTCCTGAAGTAGCATTTGCCCATAAATATATTTTGTTTAAATTACAAGCACTATGCATTACAAATGATTTTGTTTTAAAAAAATCACCAATGTCTAAAGCACTTGTACCAACAGTTCCTGAGCCATAATTTGTGCTGTATAAATATGAACTTGTATCAACACTCATATCAGCACCATAGTGATAATTAGAATTACTTAATACAGAATAACCCTGTATGTTAAATGTATCAGTTTTTATTAGGTTTTTCTTTGTCCATAACAAACTACCATCTGTGTTGCCTGTACCACTACCAACAGTTTTACTTAGTAGTGTGTCATTACCTGCAGACTCAAAACCTTTTGGGTTGTGTCTGTTTACATCTGTTAAATTTTTGTGTTCGTTAGCAGCCATATTTATTTAAGTAATCTTTAAACCTATTATCTAATTTATTATTTTCTTTATCAATTTGGTCAAGTTTTTTTATTGCCCAATTAATACCACTAGTTCCTCCCCAACAATCCCACATTAGACCTCCACAACCTTCATCATAGGGTACATCTTTGTGTTGTTGGTGTCTTTTAAATGATGCCATACGAGCTATAGTATCTCTTGACAAACTTTCTCTATTTGCTAATTGTCTTGCTCTTTTTTTACCTACATCAGTTCCACAAGAACCCCAACCATTTTCTTCTACCCACTTTAAAGCTCTCTTAGCATTGTTAGTTGCAGACTGTGGATAGTCGTTATATGTCTTTGCATAATAATCTTTATTAGCAGTTTCACACGATTCTTTAGAGTCATACTGACAGTTACCAGTTTCTCCAAATCTCCACATTCCATTTTCACATTCGTAACAAGGCATATCTTTATCTTTTAACAGTCATCACATGGACAGAAATCTCTCCAACTATTGTAATTGTAGGTTCTAGGTCGTGAGTAAATACTGTCATACATTATTATTCCATGATTCTTGTAAGCATAACCTCTTGCAGGTCTATCAGATTCATATGTAGGATATAAACCATTCTGGTCAGAATCTTCCATGTAATCTAACATATCTTTTAAATATATCTCAGACTTTCTATATGTGTCTTGTTTATATGCATTTAACTCTGAAGGGTCTACTATAGTAGCAAATTCATCTACATTATGTACAATACCCATACTACTACTATTGCTCTGTACTTCGTTAATAACCTCAAATCTTACAAACCAACATAGACATCTTGTAAGAAAATCATCCATTAAAGTTTGATTTGCAGTAGTTAATGTACCATCATTATGCTGTTTCTTTATTTCTTCGTAAAACTTTTTACCTAAAGCAGGTTTTAGATGTGCTAATTCTGTAAGTAGAATAGTATTATTAGATATTAAAGCAGGGTCTGTATTAGCATTTGTAAAGCTATTACTAATAACTTCTCCTGCACTTACTAAAGGTATATATTGATTTACGTTTGCCATATTATTGTTCTTCGTTTTGTGATTCTACTTCAGTTACTTGTAATTCGCTTTCACTATCTCCAATACCATCTTGGTCATCATCTCTTGTAACAATAATTTGCTCTCTATCTGTCAAGAACATATTACCCTCTTCAAGCATTGGGAAATCTTCATCTAGCATTTTTCTTTGCTCGTTTATAGTAAGTATCTTAGTAGGATCAAGCTGAGTAGCAAATGATACTGGTGGCTCGTATTGTATTAATAACTCTTCTGCGATAAAGCCCATCTCTCTATTTAGTATGTCTTTTATACCATCTAAGATTAAATCAGAAGTATCTTTAATTACAGTTGTCATTGCCATATCATAAGCAATTCTAATCTCACTACCTGTGTTGTTCATCTTACCAGAACTAACAATACCTGCAAGTGCAGGTTGCCATCTATGTGCAGTAATAATATTTTGGTCAGTAATCTTTTGTAAATCTAACCAACTACCATCTTGGTCATCTTTTATAATAGAAACATTCGCAGGTGAAGTATCTCCATTCTTTACAATAAACATTATTTTCCCATTGTTTCCTTCTCCAACAAACTTTTTCTGTGCTTCTTTAACCAATTGTTTCGCTTCTTGTTCACCCATATCACCAGAGATTTCAACGATTGCAGATGGCTGAAAACCATTTTGGAATTTTGTATGATTCCACTTGCCAATTTCGTAATCAACTGCGATATGATCCAATGCAGCAACATAGTCAGGTAAGCCATAGTAAGTAAATGTTGGTTCGTAATCTTTAAAATGCATTATAAACCTCTTACCTTTAACATTTGGATATAGAGGTATAGTCTGTGTTTTGTCTTTCATAGTATTGTACTTTGCCCAGTCTGGGTGTACATATACTTCTTTCTTGTTTTTAGCCATTCTAACAGTAGTTGCATCTATATGGTATAGGTTTACCCCACCATCATATAAAACACCTTCTACATAAGCATTTCCAAAAGTGTAATAGTCATCAGCTAATTTCTTGTAAACTTGTCTAAGAGTTTCTTTGTTAGCATTTACATCTTTTATGTATGCTTGTATTTCTTGATTGCTTGTAACAAACTTAGCACCACTTGTAAATACAGTCTTTTGTGCAAGTACACTTCTATGTGTAGATGACTTACGTTTAAGCTCTGCTAAATATTGTGGAAATAAATTGTTGTTACCAAAAGGTATATACTTAGTAAGTACCTTTGATATATCTTGTGGTTCTTCTACGTTTTGTGGTACTGCTAAATCAAAAACACCAAACTCAAAAGTATTACTCTTTTGTTGAGTCTGCTTTCTTACTTGACTTTTTCTTGCTTGTTTTTTCTGACTCATCTTTTGTTTTTGTTATTTTTTCTATTAAATTATTTAAACCTACTTCTTCATAAGCATAAGCCAATTCTTCTTGTGTCGCTGTTGCCCAAGTAATTTTAAAACCTCCTTTGTAAGTTGAACCAGAAGATAGTTTTGCTTTGTATGTTGCCATAATTGTATAAATTTTTAAGTGTGATAAATCTACAATTTTTTTGTTGCAATCACACATATTAAAAAAAAGATATTAATAGGATTTACAAAACCTAAGTTTCTACCTATTATTTATCTAATTAGTATTAAGCTCCAGTAGTTGCAGTTAATAAAGAAGTATCTACAGTAATTTCACCTGCATACTCTCTTGGCAATTCAAATTGTCTTGCCATTAAACTAACTGTTATACCATTCTCATCAGAATAAGCTGCTCCAGTTCCACCTTCCATACTTGCTAAATTCAAGAATGTTTGATTTTTTGAAGGAACATCTTCATTAGCATATTTCTCACTAACACCTATAACAAATGCTTTGTCATTAGTGTCAATAGCAATTCCCATCATGCAAGTATTTAATAAGTTTTGTAACTCACTAAATTTTGTAACATCCATTTTTGGTAACATAAATGTTAAACCACATTCAAATGCAGTTGAACCATTTTCTTTAGTTGCATTTATTGTTAAAGCAGGAGTTTCGTTTTTAAACTCATACACAAACCAGTTAGCATCTGCAGCAGTTTCTAGTATGCTTACAATAGAATGAGTACCTGCAGCACCATAATTTACCACATCACCAGTAGCCCATGATCTTAGAAGAATTTGCTTAATACCACCTGTTGCTTGTAAATCTGCACAAGTAACACCTAAACCTGTATCTATAGCCATATTATTATTATTTATTAAAAGTTATTAAAAAGTAAATTAGAGAGAGCTTTTACACTCTCTCTATATTACATTGTTGTTATTAAGCAGTTACAATTCCCCATTGAACAAGTGAAGGGTACAAGAACTGTACTCCTAACTTGAAGTAACCTCTAAAGAACATTTTTTCTTCTAAATCATCATAGAATACTTTAAATGAACCTTCAGGATCAGTTACATCAGAACCTATAATTAAGTTCTCTGTTGCACAGTAACATACTCCTTGTGAAGCATTACCAGTTGCAGAAGTACTTTGGTCTACAAAAATTGCAGGGTTTAAATCTGTTAAGATAGTATCCCACTCATACATTGCTATTACTTGAACACCTCTAAAGCTTACTCTAGTGTAACCATCTACTGTGTTTACAATAGCTAAGTCAGCAGAAGAACCTTCTAAGTTTCCTAAGTAAGCATTGAATAATGCAGGAGTTACAAACATTTTCTTGTCAGATGCAGGAACTTGTTGTAAAGCTGCAGGAGCTTGGTCATATGCTTTTCTTAAAAGACCAATTGCATCACCTTTTGTAGGAGCTGCAGGGTCAGTAGCACCTGCATATTGTAATTGAGCTGCTAATACAGTTGGATCAGTACCCATTAATTTCATCCAACCATCAAATGCTTTATAACCTGCAGATGCACCATCACCACCCCAAGCTAATCTTACAACATCAGAAGCAATACCTTTAACTGCTCTGTTTACAATTGCATCAGCTAATTGAGTACCTTCAACATTCATTACATCTACACCATTTCTGTACATTTCTTCAATGTAAGTTCCAAAGAACTCTTCGCTACATTGCTCTAAAGCAACTCTACATCTACCTGCAGTAATTACTTTGTCATCAATGTTAAATTGAGTAGAACCACTTGTATTAGAACAAGTTGTGTAAGGTTCTACTATTTTAGTTAGAGCAGCAGAAGTGTAAACATTCATTTTGTGCTTAACATTAGGAATTACTCTGTAGTTACGCATTAAATCATCACTTCTAAATACTGGCTCATAAAAGATTTCGTTTAAGTTAGCACCACCATAAGTTGCTGCTATACTATTTAAAGCTACGTTTGCCATTTTTTTATTTATTTTAGATTATTAATTATTAAATTTTGCTCTTACTCTATCAGCCATTGCATTGTAAAAAGTTGCATTAGCATCAACAGTTTTATTTTCAACTACAGCAGGATCACCTTCAGTTACCACTTCAGTACCTTTAGCATCTGCTTTGTTCAATAAAGCATTTAGTCTTTCTATTTCAGTAGAAAGAGTTTCATTTTCTCCTTTAGTAGAAGTTAATTCTTCTTCTAAAGAAACAATTTTTCCATTTAAGTCAGTTACACTTGCTTCAAAAGAAGATAATTTGTTTGATATTTCTTCATTATCTGAAAGCATAACATTAACCTCAGTTACAACATCTTCTGACTTGTTGTCAGCTCCTTTTACAGAGTTTACAATTTCATCAACTTTGTTGTTAAACCAATTTTTTAACTCTTCAGTCATTTTTTTGTTATTTACGTTAATATTTAATTTATTATGTATTTGTTCAGTAG